TTCATGTGTTCTTCTCCTTGAGGTCAGTCATGCTTGCTCCTTGCTCTGATTGCCATATTTGCTTTATGCAAAGCTACCCAATGTTGATCAAATTCTTTGTGCTGAAGCATTTCAAAAACCAAATCTGCACACGCCTCACGCTCGTCTTGGCGCACAAGCTCGGCAAAGCGTTCAAGCTGCACATTACCCGTGTAACACTCACCCCAGTCTTTTGAAAATTTAATACCCGCCTGTTCAGCAAGCTCTTTGATTCGTTCGTTCATTTGTCAACCTCCCACAGTTTGACAGCCGCTACATGAAAATGATTGTGTTGCTTCTTAAATTCTTCGTGCAAATCCATCAAAAAGTTGCAGCACTCACGTCTGGCGTTTTTTTGCACGTTACGCAGCATTGTCACCAGTTGTTCTTGCTCCTGTTGCGTGACCAACCCAGACTCAAGAATCTCAATAGCTTTATCAATGTTCATTTGTGCGCCTTATAAAAACGTGTGCACCACTCACACAAACCGTCGGTCAGCGTTGAGACTTGTCCACAGCAGTCGCAAATTGGTTCTTTCTTGTCTTCGGATTGTTCTCTTAAAAACTTTTCTTTAAGCCATTGTTTGAATGTTTTCATTTCGTACCCAATAAAGTTGACCAAAAATGCCTTGATGCTGTGACGCTAAACGCAATGCTTGTGATGTATGTTCGCCGTTCTCGACCGGGTACTGATACACCACAATCCAGCGCATCCCATTGACCTGTTTTTGCAATCTTTTTTGACGTACCAAGTTGTCAAAAAATCGACTTTTTAATGCGTTTCTGACGTGTCCCTCTGCAATCCCTGTCATTTGTGAAATCTCTGCAACAGTTACCCAATTACTGTCTTTAATTGCTTTAACTATCTTTTGTTGACTTTTTGTAGCTTCCATTTTCATCCACATAAAAAAGTGTGTTGCCAATACGAGTGGGGTACTTCATAAAGTCCATGCTGCCGGGTCTAACTATCAGCTTTAACCCTGTGTATAACCTTGCAAACCTGTCTATCTTGGGTGGTGTTTTCTTCTTCATTGCTGCCTTGTAGTGTTTAGATAGCTTAACAATCTATTTAAAAAAAAGCAAATTATGTTCTTTCTAAATTTACATCTATTTCTTTAGACATAACTTCCCCAAGGGTGGTAAGCGTGTAGTTTCCTACGCTGTACCGACCTATCCCATATCTATGACAGAGGTTATGCACATATATTTGATTAAGCACAAATAGATACCAGAGCTACACAGAGTGAATGTTCAATCGAGCTAGAGTCTTGTCCCACCATGTCCTCTAGTCTTGTGCTGTACCCATTTAAGTCAGCGAGGCTTGCTACGGGGTGTACGTTAGCCTATGTTTCCTTCCACGCCACCCATGTAGGTGCTTTGCTCTCGTGTGGAGTACGGGAGAAATAAAAAACCGTTTTAGTCAATGCCCCGATTGGAAAGCAGCTTTTTTAAGGCTGAACCCCTGACGGGGCGGGACATTGAATAAAACGGTCTTATCTCATCGGCTTTCCAATTCCGACAATACGACTGAATTATCTACTACTTTTTAAATCAATGCAACTCAGGCCATATCATTTTCCAATGTTCTGGGAAAATATCTTTGCGCTGTATCACGCCATGAGACAGTCGCTCAAGTTCAGCAGCCATGAATACTAGCTTGTCCGGTGGAATGCCATTGTGCCGCCACTGGCTAACCGCAGGAACGCTCACGCCACACAACTTTGCAACCTTAGTTGTGCCGCCAAGAATTCGTATGATTTTGCTGTTGTCCATGTAGTTATCTTAACATAGCAAACCCTGATTGTTGCTTTTTTGTATGTCTACTTGCACTATTTATTTAGATAACTTAATATCTATCTACTGACATACCCGTCAGGACTACATAAAGGTGCAAAAATGAACGTTTATCAAGCAATTTCCGCAGTTCAAAAAGACCTTTCTACACAAGGCATTTCAAAAGACCGTAAAAATACACAAGGCTCTGGATACGCTTTTAGAGGTATTGACGATGTGTATAACGCTCTTTCCCCATTCTTAGCAAAGCATGGTTTATGCATACTTCCTAGAGTTTTAAACAGGGAATCAGTCGAGCGTCAAAGCAAAGCTGGTGGCGCATTGTTTTACATTACCGTTGAGGTTGAATTTGACTTAGTTGCAGCCGACGGTAGCAAGCACACAATTAAAACGTTTGGCGAGGCTATGGATTCTGGTGACAAGGCCACAAACAAAGCCATGTCAGCGGCTTACAAATATGCTTGTATGCAATCGTTTTGTATTCCAACGGAAGGCGATAACGATGCCGATGCTCAAACGCACCAAATAGCCCCAAAATCGCCAATTCTTGTAACGATAGACATGGACTATGCAGTGGACGAAATGGCTGCACAGCCCGATTTAGAGTCTTTAAAGACGTGTTTTGCAAAGTGGTACAAGTCTGCGCCTGATTCGCAGAAAGAATTGCTCAAGACTATGTATGACGGAATCAAAGTTCAAATCGCAGGAGCGAAATAATGGCTAATGACTTAAATCGTTGTGAATTTATTGGCAGGCTTGGTAAAGACCCGGAGGTGCGGTACGCCGCATCGGGTGACGCTGTTTGTAACTTCTCTATTGCTGTTGGTTACAAAGCAAAAGAAAAAGAAAACACGGAATGGGTCAGAATTGTTGCGTTTGGCAAGCTAGCAGGAATTTGCGCTGACTACTTGAAAAAGGGTTCGCAGGTGTACATTGCAGGGCGCATGACTACCCGCAAGTGGCAGAACAAAGACGGTGTTGACCAGTACACCACAGAAGTTGTTGCAGACCAAATGCAAATGCTTGGTGGCAAACCTGAGCAATCAGCACCGCCAGTATCACAAAGGCAAGACGCATACCGTCAAATTAAAGAAGGCAACATTGCTGACTTAGAAGATGACGTGCCTTTTTAGGGAGTTGCAATTGAACCAAACTGAAGAAGCAATCCTTATTTCTTGGCGACTTCAGCAATGGTACGAAGGCATGGTCTTGGATAACAGGGCCATGCAAGACGTACAAGACGCTATTGAAATGCTTAAAAAACTAGCTAAACAGGTGAACAAATGAAAATTAGTCAACCCGCTTTCCCAACGTGGATTGTTGATGATTCAATGTGTCCGGGAATGACTTTGCGTGATTATTTTGCGGCTGCTGCAATGCAAAGTCTTTTAAATGATAAAAATTTCAGTAAATATTTAGTTAATAGATTTAAAGATTTAGAAAATAATTTATCTTGGGATAAACCGCCTATTGTGCGTCAGTATGCTGTTACTGCATATGAATTAGCCGATGCAATGTTATATGAGAGAAACACATGATTATCAAAACAGCAGATTCAGAGTCGGGCCATTGGTACGCACCAGACGGTTCGCCAGCGTATCGCATCATCGGTAAAAACGGTGTTGAGCGCAATACACGCCTGACAGACGCTCGTGAACGTGGGTTAGTGCCGTCAGTCACGACAATAACGGGGCTCTTAGCAAAGCCCGGTCTTAACAACTGGCTACAGCAACAGGTTTTGTTAGCTGCGTTGACGTTGCCACGAGTCGACGGAGAAAGCGAAGAAAACTGGTTGCAGCGTGTTATGTCAGACGCTAAGAGCACCGGGCGGGAAGCAGCAGATAGAGGTACTCGCTTGCATGGGGTGCTTGAGGACTATTTTGCAGGCAAAAACCTTGTGTTTCCTGACTTTGTGCATAACGTCAATAAAGCACTTGAAACGCATTTTGGCACTAACCACGTCTGGGAAGCTGAACGCAGCTTTGCTTACGGTGGCTACGGTGGCAAAGTTGACTTGATTTCAGCAAACATCGTAGTGGACTTTAAGAGCAAAGAAGGTGATTTGAGTAAGATTACCCCTTACCACGAGCAAATAATGCAACTGGCGGCTTATAGGCAAGGATTAGGGCTACCTACAGCACGTTGCGCTAATGTCTACTTCACAGAATCTGGTGATGTGCGCTTAATCGAGCATTCAGAGCAAGATTTGGCTGATGCTTGGGAGTGTTTCCAGTATCTTTTGGCTTTCTACCGAAAGAAGAACAACATATAATCCAAGGGCGGGGAACGCTGGTGTCCCCTCCCTCCTAGTTCCGGCTAGTACCCGCACCCCAACAAAAATACAACACTTAGGGTTTGTCCCTATAAATATCGCTTGCACAACTTGTTAAGTTAGCTTAATATTTGGTCATGGCAACAACGCCATACAACATACAGGTGCATAAATGAAATTTACTGTTTATAAAATGTTTGACGATGAAAGCAAAAAAATCAGTCAATTGCTTTCTGATGAAAACCGCACAAATTATCGCTCACAAGCGCTTAATAATGGCGTTATCCATCTTCTAGCAGATGGACGTGCAGTAGAAGTTACTACAGATACTCGTGGCAATTGGGTTTATGGGGTACACAACTCACTAAATGATGCTCTTGCATACAAAACAAAACAATGTGAAGCAGTTCGTTTGGAACAATGGTAAACAACGGGGTGCAAGCCCCACTTTATACAGGTGCATAACATGAGTGAATACAACGACGAGCAATTTGATGTAGGCGTACAAAGTGCCAATGACGTGATGAACGTAATCCAGCACCACGGCATAGATGACGATGGTTTGACTTGGTTGGACTGGTTCAAGCGCATACAGTCTGGTGACGCACTTTACAACATTGTGATGATTCTTGTGCGTAATCGCAAAGACCCAAAGTATGCAGAATTAATTGACGAACTTGAAGCTGAAATTGAGGGGTGGCTATGAAACACCTTAAATACAAACCTGAAGACCAGCGCATTCCTGTAGAAGGTTATGTGCTTGGCGCAATCGTGTTGTTCGCTGTGTTTTGCTTTCTTCCACTCTTAAACTGGATACTAAAATGACTAAAATCGACGCTGTTTACCTTCACCTGAAGAAAATCGGTCACATTACTAGCTGGGAGGCTATTAAACTGTACAAAGCAACACGTCTGGCAGACATTGTGTACAAACTCAAGCAGCAAGGTTTTAACATTCAGACCGTCATGGTTGAAAGCAACAACTCTCGTTTTGCACGTTACTTTTTGAAGGAGAGAAAATGAGCTACGAACTAACAGAGCAACCTAAGTTGCCATGCCCGTTGATTGATAACCCTAACTGGAAGTACATTCCCGCAGCATCCACTAACATCGCTGAAACATTTAAGCGCTTTGGTTTTATCCCACCCAGCACATTAAAGGACTCAAAATGAAAAAGTACATTATCGCCGCAGTATTAGCTTTATCAGCCAGTGCTGCGTATGCAGCTTGCGTCACCAACACCACGTTTTCAGGTGGGCGCATGGTGACGTGCACAACGTGCTGTTATGGCAACAACTGCACCACCAATTGCTTTTAAACAAGTTGTTCAGCAAACGTCTTTGTATTTGCAACCCTGTTTAGCCAGCCTTTTCCAAACACAGAGAAGGTTGGCAAACTGCGGTAAAAGTCTTCTTTTAATTGACTAAACTTTTGAATCGTTTGGTCAACATCGGCAGCGTTTGCGGCTGCAATGGTGATAGGCCCTATCTGCCCGTCAGCCGTTACTCCGACAGATTCTTGTAAAAGTTTGCTGCTTCGTCCAACACCCATGTTAACGGCAGCATCAAAAACAAGATAATCAATACCGGTACGCAGAGAATCGCAGCGACACTTATCCCAATAACCTTTTTTGTAAATGTCAGCCACTTCTGCATCACTGATGTTCCTCAGTTGCTCTTTCGTTATGTGCGGATTGCGCTTGTACTCACGATAAGTGTTAAGGGTCACGCCTTTCATCGTAGCGCCACCCGGATCACTTGGATGATCTGACCATCCCCCCTCGCTCTCTAAAACGTGTGCTAAAGAGCTTTCCCAGTTTTCTTTCATTTTTTCTGTGCGTAAAACAGCGTTCTATCGCCAAACAAGTAAAAACCAACCGCTGATGCAAAGTTAGCAACCGTTGGGGAGGAATGACCACTAATTTCCATAAACGCCCATGTGCCAAGCACAATTGCTGCAACAGTAGGGCGCATAAGTCGCACAATAGCTTCAACCCAAGGGTATGTAGTGCCTGTGCCGGGGCTATTCATCGCCTTGAACATCTCAAGGTCTACGTTACGCATTTGCACATACTCGCCAATATTGACTGGTTTGTATGTATCAGTCTGAATAAAGCGTCCAATTAGCGACTTGCCAAGGTCTACAGCGAGAGGCCCAAGCGCTGCGAGTATGGTTAGCGGGTCTATGATGTCACCTATCAGCTTTAGCGTCTAGTTTGTCAAATATCTTGCCAAGCATATCTTTTATTTCTTTAATTCCGTCTTTGAAATCATCTTTTTTGACGTAATTGTCAGAAATAGATAACTCCAATTTGTTCATGTCAAACTTTAAAGTCTGTACAGCGTCCCAAAGCTGACGAGCAAACCAACCAATTGCAGCAAGTGCTGCACCGCCAATCAAATTGATTATGTGTTGCCAGTCCATCTTCCGCTCACAAATTGTTAGAGTAAAACCCAACTTTAGCTTGTGGAAATAAATATGTCCAACCTACGCCAATATTTCCACTTACCCAGTTGGGGTTATCGTTTTGGATGTGTATAAAATTGCCGTGACCATCATTTAAACGGTTTCCCGTCATGTAGACACGGTTGCCGCCGTATACATCCACAATCGGCTGTGCATAACCTACATTAGCGGTTTCAATTATATTATTAGACAGGTGAATTTTGTTAGTTCCGGGCGCTGCGCCAAGCAATTGAAATGCCCCAGATTGCGCTTGAAATCGGCTATTTGACACCTGAATTGAGTTGTTATTAGCGTTGCCACCAAGCGATATTTGCGCCCCGCCTGCGTAATTGAAATAACAATTATCAATTTGTAAAGCGCCCCCATTCATGTTTTCCATGAGGATAAATGGCTGAGTCTGACCGCTTGTAAAGTAGCAGTTTGTAAACTGTAGTATCCCACCTGTTTGGTGTACGCCACGCAACGTAGGTGTCCCAGCTAAAGTGATGTAAGAATTGACTACTTGTAGCGACCCTGCCGACATTGTAATGCCGTTAAACGTGTCAAACCCTGAATCTGACATATAAACCCAAGGGTCACCCAATGCGCTGCTGTATAGGTTGATTCCAAGGCTAGAAATGTTCAGAAATTCCGACAACATTAGCCCGTCAACACGCCCAACATTCAATGCCCTAGCAGAACCAAAGAATATTTGGCTTTGGTTGCCAGACATTGCAAAACACCAAAAGTGGAATTGGTTAATTCGAACGGTATCTAGCGACCCATCAATGCTAATGCCTGTGCTGTACGCAGACATTTCTAACAAATTGATAAACGCACCGCCGCAATTGCCCGTCATATCAATGCCGTTTATGGCATTTGTGATTTTTAAACTTGCAATGGTAAATCTAGCCGTGTTTACAGCGTAAATTGCTACAGGGTAAGGCGTTAATTGGTTGCGATCAGACGTGTCTGGTTGCTCAAACGCAATGCCAAAGTCTTCGAGTTGTGGCCCTTCCTCACCAGACGCAAAAA